TCTAGTAAAACCAAACTGACTTTGCGAGGCGGGCACAAGAAGATGTCTTGGACACCTGAAGTGAGGAGTAGTTCCCCCACTCCAAAGACCAAGAAGATCCTTGTGACCCTACCCTCAACCTCTACTGGTAAGAGCGGGCCTATGACTATTGACGCCACGACCCCGCCGCGTCCCACTCAAAAACAACAAGAAGCTCTCTCTGAAGCTTCTGACCTTGAGATCACTCAAGAATTATTTGGCTCTAGTGACTCCACTGACTATACGTGTGAGTCTGACGATCTTTTTACTCCGGATTTCGACTGTGTCGATTCTCGTGAACTGTATCCCCCTACTCTCGCCTTCGTGCCCTGGCTTTCTAATCAAGAAAAGAAAAAGCTTGCCGAATTGCGCGAAAAGGAAGAGGAACCAAAAACTCTTTTTGAACTCTCACCTCTCGAATACGACAACACCTATGACCACGAGGCGCTTGCGCCTTTTGTGGTTCCTACTTTTGCGCTCCGTGCGCAGAGTGTGATTGTTGTGAATGTAAGTGCGGTGCTATTCCTTCTGATGATTTCAAACCATCCTGTTTTGCTTGTAATTCTTATCCCTGTGTCTGTCCGTCNTAACTGGTCGGACACCGATGGTGAATCTGACCAAAATCAGTACCCCGCCTGGTCCGATTCGGAAATGGACCCCCCTTCTGAACCCGAAGATTCGGATGAAGAAGCCCCTTCTACTCCTTATCCCACCCCCCCTTCAACTCCATTTTATACGCCTATACGGCAGCCTGACGAGGACACCGACTCTGATCGCTACGATTCCTCTAGCTCTGATGAAGAAATTGAAGATGAATATCAGGCTCAAACTACTAACATGGAATTTTCACCTCTTTTCCCTCGACGTGGGGGCGTCCCTCAAGGACGCTCTCGCGACAAACGACAAGCCACCTCTCGAGTCTTGCGACGACTCGATGGTAGCGTTCGCGAATTTGGACGGTGGATCGATCTCTCGTCACCTCGTGATGTAGAGGCCTATCTCACTTTTCTTCGCGATTGGCTTCGTCGCCTTCGTCTTCCAGCTACCAAATCGGCCCTAATCGATTTTGTTGATTCCTGGGCGTGCCATCCTCACCGGAAGGCCGCTATTCAGGTTTTGGCAATGAATCGCTGTGGCCCTCGCCCTAAGCTCTTCGCTCGGATTCTTGCTGGTGATCGTGGTTTCGACTACGATGACTGGCGGGCCAATAGTGATAGAGAGCCCCAAATGCTCGACGAACTGAGCGCACTCGTTCAAATTTTCATGTACGTTATGTTAGCCGCGAGTGCGGTTTTCGTAGCATCTAAATTCTCAAATTCCAATGTCCAGAAACTTCTGGGCACTGTAGTTGTTGATGCAACGTCGAAAGCAAAAGACACCCCGATCATGCAAGCCTTCACTTCTGTGTCGGAAGCCTTCAATAGCTTCACCGCATGGGTAAAATGGGCTCGTGACAAGATTCTCGATGCTATGGGTGTCCTCCCTCCTCTCGCGCAAACTTTTCTTAAGGGATTTGCTCAAATTCTTGCTGTTGTTTGCGCTTTGGCTACTGCGCATGTCCTCATGCGCAAGTTCTTCTCCGCTATTCTCGAATCGTGTACCTCCGTACTCGGACTTGTTGTCAAGCCGATTGCGTGGATATTCACGACGCAAAAGAAGAAGAAAGAGGCCGACATTCCACGAGGAGGAGAAGTTCAAATGGACCGTCCTAAGTCCTGTCTCCACAGCATAATGGAATTTATCGGACATAACCTTGTCGGTGTTCCCGCTGCAACTTTTCTTTCCGTCGTTGGTGTGTTGCCCAAGATACACAGCGTCGGACGTGCACTCGAGTGGATCTTTAGTTCTCTTCCGAAGATCTGCAACTGGGCCATGGAAACGTGGTCCGGTGTTCCTTCACCTACTTCAGCTCTCGAGCAACGTATTCTGCAGTGTCACAAGCAGATTATCAATTTCGATGTGCGGCTCAAAGGCTCTATGTCAGAACGCTTCAACGCGTCGACCCAAGTTCTTGTCGATGCGATATTGCTCGAACGTGAAGCTATTAATGAGCAAATCTGTAAGGTCAAGGACATTCGTCCATACTTCACTCACATGTTCTCAATAGACCAAGGTCTTTTCCAACGAAACTATGTTGAGTACAAGCGAATGTTGTCGCTGGCCCCTCCGCGCCAACCTCCCGTCTGGGTCTATCTTTTTGGAAAACCTGGATGTGGTAAGACCACTTCAATGGTTCCTATAGCCTCTCGAGTGTGGACGTATGTTCAAGCCTACCAGGATCCAGATAAGCCCATCGTTCCTCCCGGTCGTCAGTTTGATTTCAACCAGGTTTACGGCTGGATCGATGAAGATCCCTTCAAAGACAATTATCAAGGGCAGTTTTGTGTTTCTAATGACGAGCTTTTTCAGACGAAAGTCGCTGAGGCTCGTAACCAGGCTGCCATGTCTTATATGCGGATATGCACAACGGCTCCTTGTCCCGTTCAGGTTGCTAATCCCTCTGATAAAGGAATCACCTATTTTGTTTCTCCGTTGCTTATCACGACATCTAATTTGGAGACGTCCTTTCATGGTGAAAACTTACAGATTCAGAAACCTGAAGCCCTCGAAGAGCGTCGTTCTTTCGTAGCAGAGATAGATAGCCCTGATCCCAAGGACTTGTCACAATTCTCGGCGAAATTATACGCTCCCGTCACCTCGCCCTTTCAAGGAACCACCGGTCAACAGTACGTTCCCGAACGTGTTGTTGACTTCGAGACCTTTTGTTCTATGATAGGGGAGATGATCCTGCAAAACCAGAAGTACGCTAAGCTCCCTGAACCAACACCGCCACCTCCCCGTTTCACAGGAGAGTATCACCATTATCGATCTCACATCGAAGCGCTCGGTGCCGATGATGACAAAGAAAAGGAAAAAATCCGCGATGATCCTACTCCTCATCAAGCCGGAACCAAGCTCGAGATGTTCGCTTCCGAAGGTCTACCTCCCTCGATAAGTCTCCAAGACGGTGATCCGGGTCCTATCCATGATCGCCGTCGTGATGAACACGTTGCTACAGTTGTTGAGCGGTACGGCGTCGACTCCGAGCTAATCGACCAACTTCGTATGTATGTCCTCGCCTCTTATGGTCACACTGACCATTCCCTTCGCGATCATCTCGAAGTTGTCGCCCATGTTAGCTATGTTCTAGAGCAATGTAGAACAAACCCTCGCTTCGAGAAACTCATTGAACGAACTCCAATGCCTGTCATGGCGGCCCTTCTTGGCCCACCAGCTTTCGGTATAGCACGTCATGTGTTTTACGAATACGAGCTGACTGCCATGTACAGGGATGAAGAGGCGTATTACGCTCGTATTTTCTACCCAGATCGCCTTCTCCGCCACTTTCCGAACTGGCTACTCTATCGGATGTTCAAACACTTTCCTGTTCAGACTCTTCCGCGTTTCTGTTTCGACACAACCCTCACAGGGCGCCGTTTCGATGCGATGCTCAATCGCTTGTTTTATCCAGGCCACGTCCCTCCGGAGTCATTCCAAAGGGTAGTTGATGCCGTTAGAGATTTCCGAAATCGAAACTTTGATTCCCTTCCAGAGCTCTACGACAGATCTCGTTTGTCGTGGAACAGTTCCCTTCTTCTCGGAGGATGTGTTGCAGTAGCGGGCGTGGCTCTTGCCACACTTGTTTCTCTTTTACTACCCGCCAAGGCCTATAAGAAGAGAAAACCTCAAATGGAATACCCAGGCAGTGGTGCCGGGCGTTCCCAACGTGCTCTTAACCGAAAGCTCACTAAAGAACACAAATCCGTTGCCCCTGGTCTAAAAGGGGCAAGTCCACCTGCCCGCCCTTCAAAGGCGGACGGTCAAGGGCTCCACGATGTCAGGTTCGGGCTCCTCGCTCGAGCGGCTGACTGGGTTTCCTCGCGTATTGTCGATGAAGGAACCGCGTGGGAGGACGCACCTCAGAAACCTAACGGATCGTCCTTTTGCCTGTGGATACGGGATACGACTGTTCTCATGCCGACCCACATCTACAAAGCTTTCGCGCGTGTCGGCTACGACGCTTTCCTGTCCTTCACGAAGTCGTCAGACATAACAGTTCGCCTCAAAGACTGTGAAGTCAAAGAGATAGAGGGCGACATCAGCCTTGTAACTCTCCCCCCGACAACCATCAACCAGAGACGCGATATTACGGGCTTGTTTTGTCAAGAAATTCCTAAACGCCCCAAGATCGTACACGTCGAACCTAGTCGAACTGATGCGAGCTACCACCTGCACGATGCTTCGTCGTACACCGGTGAATTGTGTTACTCCGACTTGGAGAATGGCTACACTTTCTTTACAGATCTAACTCTTGAAGGTGTGCCCAACTACTCCGGTATGTGTGGAACGTGCTACTGCGATGCTAGTTCAGGCGAGATAATAGCCATTCACATGGCTGGTACTGAGTCGACTGATACGTCGTATGCATCAATGATAACGCGATCTATTGTCTCGGCCCCTGCACGACCACCTACCGTTGAGGACCTCAAGCGTGGTGGCGAACTTCCTCAGTGTGCCTTCCACGACCAGTTTCCCTATACTGGTAACACTCCCTTCTGGATTCCAGGGGTTCGGTGTGAAAACAAAGTTTCCGCTAAGCTCGCTGGGTTTGTGTCCGCAGAGACCAAACTCCGCCTGTCAGCGTTCAAGTTCACCGAATTCCCAGTCCCTGAAACGACTTTTTCGCCCGTAGCTCTTAAGGAAGGACGTGACGAGGATGGTAATCTTCAATCCCCACTCGTTAACGCTCTCGCTAAGTACGGAAGACAGTCTTGTGTTCCTATGGATCTTCCTCCCGTTGACTTCTCCTCATGGTTCCCTAAGACCATGCGGCCTCACCGCGCCGGACCGTGCTCTATGGAAGAGGCGGTTTTTGGAATTCCGGGTTTCATGAAGTCTATTGACTTCACTACGTCCCCTGGCTTGTATTTCAAGAAACGCGGCTTCAACTCCAGGCGAGAGCTTTGTTTTGATGCCGCAGGCCGACCAAGACTGCACCCTGAGCTCATTGACAGGGTTGTATTTCTATTGTCCCTTCTTTTCCTCGGAATCGTCCCTCAGAATGTTTACGAGGATCAACTCAAGGACGAGTTGCGAAAAGCGACTCGTCATTGGATCCCTCGCTTGTTCAATTCGGGGGGGCTGGCTGAGCTCATCATAACTATAATGTATCTCGGCCCTCTCTTTGTTGAACTCGAAAGTGACCCTACTCGTGCCCCTTGCGGGATGGGTCTCGACGCTCACTCCAAAGATTGGGGTAGACTGTGGTCCAGAATACGAGGAGTCGGAGAGAGGTATCCTATTGCTGGAGATTTCTCCGACTTTGACTCGTCGCTCAAAGCATTCGTCAAGATTTATTTCTGCCAGATGATTGCCCAGGTCTACCCAGAGGAACACCTCTACGTGTGTATCCTCGTTGTTGAGATGAACCTGAATGGAATTCACATTTGTAAGACCGTTGTGTACACGACTTGGTTCGGTACTAACAGCGGGTCATTTCTCACGTCCGTGTTCAACTCCTTCGCTAACTGGCTCCTTCACGTGTTCGCATGGATGAATCTATTCCCAACAGAGCCCTACAACCTCCCGTGCTCATTCACGGGAGATGACTCTATCTTGTCAGTCGATGCTGATCATGCCGACTACAATATGGAGTACCTTGCCGACTTCTTTTGGAAGCGGTTTCGAATGCGTTACACCGCCCCTGACAAGACCCTGAAAAGGTTCCTCAGGTGGGATGAGGTGACGTATCTCAAAAGACGCTTTGTGCCGGGCCATGCCGGTATAATGGCGCCCCTGGATCTCGATTCGATTGCCAACATGGTCAAGTGGACAGACGCACCGGGCAACGTCGAAGTTGAGGACTCCGTTTTGCGGAGTCTTCAACTCGAATGTTGGCACCATGGTGAGTCTCTTTACAATCAAGTGAGGTCGTGGATCCAGGCAGAGTCTCGACGCAAAGGTCGTGTTCTTCCAGACCTGAGCTTCGAGGCTATGTCCTACGCTCGCTTCATGCCTACTAGAGAGCAACCGTCCGAAATGACATTAAACTACACCAGCCTAATGGCAGGGCCGTGTGCTCGACGGTTCAAACAACCGAGCTCGGGGGTAGACCCTAGAAATATCGAGGGTGGCCGCTTTGATCGTAGCAGCCACTTGTTTTACACGATCAACGACAGAATTGCTCCAACCAACCAGCCCACAACGGGCAACGCAGAAATCACCTCGACCCAGGCCATAGATGGCTCTACGGTCGGGAACGAAACTAACGTCCCTCAGCAATGGACTGATCCTATGGTGAATGCGGCAGATCATATCCGCCCCGCCATGGGTTTCAGCGACGTTGGAGTGGTGACGAAGACTGAGACGGATTCAACGGGCCCGAAGCCCAAATCTGTCGGTCATTTCGAATCGACAAAGCTTCTTGAGCGGCCCGTCAAGGTCGCTGATTGGAATTGGTCTTCCAATGATCCAGCGATGGAGAACCTCCCCTTGCAATCGTTTCATGACATTGACAAATTTCTCAGAGAGTTCCCTCGTAACAAGGAGATCCTTGACCAGTTCATCTACTACCGGTCGGATATCGAGTTAACAGTACGTTTGAACACCAACCAGTTCTATATGGGTGGTCTAATGATAACGATGTTTCCTACGAGTATCATCGGTGGCACCATTGATGCTAGAGCGGTCCTTCAGCCCACGATTCTTGATGCGTCTTCGGCACAACAAGTCACCAAGAATTGGAAATGGTCCTGGCCTATGGCTTGGAAGTGTATCCGTGGCGGACAAACCACGGCTGCTGACCAGTTCCCTGTTTCCTTCTACATCGATGTTCTTTCGCCTCTCGTCCTCACTAAGTCCAATCTCTGTGACAACATTCAAGTGCAGATTTGGGCTAACTTCAAGAACATTGAACTCGCTTTTCCCTTTCCTCTACCGCCAGCAGAACTCCGCGCTAAAAGAGGAGGGGTTCCCCAGATGCAGCGATCTCCGTCTACGGATCCGGCTCAGAAGCGTCAACCGCCGAAGCCGTCCGTGGGCAGCTTCCTCAAGACAGCGTTGATGGATACTGCAGAAGCGGGGATCGACACTCTGGGGGACATTGCGACTTCCTTGATTCCCTTCGACAAGGCTGATAGGGAGGAAACACAGTCCCCATTCATCATGGAGGCGAGTACGGATATGTACGTCACTGAC